GTCGTTGGCAGGCGCGGCGATGACTTACATGCTGCTTGTCATCGTCAGTTCGCTTGTTGCTCGATCGAATCCAGGATGCCAACCCTATGCGGCTTCTGCCACCAACTCTCGTTTCTTCGCTGTGTCCGCTTCCTTCATCCCTGCCATCAACTCGGTAACACGGAAGTGATCATTGAGGTTCAATCCGTGAATTGGTACCTCGATCAAGCTCCCGTCTGTCTGTTTTAACTGCATCCCCGAATGCCCTTCTGTTACGTGAAAGAAATGGAAAACTCTTGGTTTTCAGCGTCAACGTTCTTGTTGCACTGAAGTTCGATTTGATCGATCGCGATCGCGTCTTTATCACCCTCATTAAGATTGATGATCTGAGCTTTAGGAACAGCGAGTGCGATAGTGGAGGAACTGGGGGCTGCGATGCTGGCCGCGAAAGCAGCTTCGGTGGAGGAGACCCACATCCCGTACCTATCCTGGGTGGCCACAAGTCGCGACCGTGGATTGATCGTGATAGTCGGGTTTCGATCCGAGACCAGGAAGTAATCCACTCCGGTGGTGTTACTTGTTCCATTGAAGCACTCGAGAGGCGTCAACGTGTTGTTGACGTTGAACGTCATTTGCCCCATGCAAGCTGCGACACTGTTGTACGTGCAGACGCCACCACTGACTCGAAGTGGTGTGATGTTCGGATAGTTCGGAGTGATCAACGCAGTATCGATCTCTCCGTCGTACACGCCGCGGAGCGTCCAATCGATATAGGCAAGCTGTCCGGATTGCCACACCATCTGGAAGGTGCCCATGCATCCGCGAAGCTGTCGCCGCTTTCCGCTGATGTAACGGCCAACTGTGAGTGTCTTGGTTTCACCAGATCCAGACGTCGGACTGGAAAGCTTTGGAGAGAAGACCCCAGAGCCATTGTCAACCAGTCCGCAAGCTGGAAACAGAATCGAAGCCCATTCGGGAATGTCGGTTCCGTTGTAATAGCAATCAGTCCGAAATGTTGCCGTACCAGTCAACATGCCTGGAATGCTCGACAGTCGACCGGTGCCACCCTGGCCGGGTCGCTCAGTCATTGCAAAGTCTGGCTCAAGCTCAAAATTCGAAACGTTGAAAATGCCATCGGTGGCATCAAGTGTTTCCGCGGTGCCGGGAGTCGTTTCAACCGCTGCCGCAAATACTCTCCTGGTGCGATACAGTTCGCTCATCCTCGGACCTCGTACGGATTGTCTTCTGAAACTCGGTAAGTGATGACGATCGGGATCGTTACGCCCGTTCGGTCACCGTTGTCATTGAGCATCGGGTACATGGGCCCCGGACTGCGTGTGTTGACCGCCAAACCGTCCATCGTGTACCACATTGCTGGATCGTCGATCGGATTGGTAATGGCCTTGATGATTTGTGCACCCAGCTTGTTGCAAGCCGAGCTGTAGGAGTTGGACTCCGAATTCTGATTTCTTACGTAGCACTGCAACTCAAATTGCACGTCGTACGCGATTGCTGGTGGGTTTCCGTGGCAGATCAATGCAGGATTCATATTGATGCTGCGTTGATGAACCACCACGGATCCATCCGTAAAGCTCAGGTTCTTTCCTTCACGATCCGGTCGAGAGACCGTCACATTGAAGATATTGGCTTCTTTGATACGAGCAACGAGAACATCTGCAATTCGCTCGACGACAGGAGCACTGTCAACGTTGTCGTAGATGTTTGTCATTGCACCACCAATCGCGTGAATCCGTTTTGGCTTTCGAGTACTCGGAGTACCTGCATTGCCTTGACGTCTGCACCTCGAAGCCATGCAAAACGTACTTGATCTTCGTCCGTGTCCACCTCATCCGGCATGATTCCTTCATCCGAATCATCGCTGGAAAGTAATTGAACGATGGCTGCTCCAGGACCAACCACGCTCCCCACTTCCCGAATGATCTCCTCCTCTTTCCGCAAGACGATAGCGACATAGCTGTGCCATTCATGCTGACCAGTTCGAAGGTATCCGACTGGTTCACCATGAAGACGCAGCTGGGTAATCGCTGCCGTCCTTTGGTAGATGGAGGAGAATCGTGTCATGACCTGCCAGGAGAGTGAACGTTACGGAGCCGGATCAGTCGACCTTGAGCAAGTGACCACACTCGGTGTAGTGAATCACTTCATCAACGTCGTGACGAACTCGGATAACGTCACCGCGGACGTTTTCGTCTCGGTAGCTTTCCACCGTTCCGTTGTAGGAGGATCCGTCACCGGTGTAGTGGAAAATTCGCCCGAGGCCTGGCTCTCGGATGTCGTTGGTCGTGCAAACACGAGCGACCATCGCATAAGAGCTAGACCAGATCTGACCTGGCGTTGCCGCTTGTCCTTCAGTCGCACTGTTACGAGTCGAATCGGCAACAATCACCATGTCGAGATCGAGAGCACGAGCCACCATGTCCGTGGTGATGTCTCGCAGCTTTGCAGGAGTACCAGCCCCAGAAGCTTCGATCGCGTCAATGATCTGGCTGCAGCGAATCAGGTCTCGCCAAACAAATCGGTTGATGATCAGGGCGTTTGCAAAAAGGCCTGTGTTGTCATAAACCTTTTTCGAAGCGGCCAAAACGTCAGCGATTGGGGTTGCTGTCGAGTGAGTCGCCCACGTCGTGCTTAGATCGGTGTACAACGATGCACCGGTGTAAGTCGAAGTGTTGAAAAGCAAGTCAGCGACTCGCTTTTCTTGATTGACCAACACGGCCGAATAGGCTCGCATGGTCGCAACCAATTCAGCGTCGAAATACTCTGCGTAAATCGCTGCTTCGCGATCGTCGACCACTTCTTCTGCACCATGTTCTTCGCAAGCGAAAGAAAGTTCGGTGAAGCTGAAGTTACCACGGCTGTACCCGGATCCAGGAGCGCGACGGGTTTCGCGTTGTTGCAAAAGTTGCTCGATGGGAATCTTCCCATACTTTCCGCTAGCTACCTGGACGTCCATCACCGGGAGGATGCGGTTTGCAACCATCCCTGCATAGTTCATCGCCAGGTCAAATTCCATCAAGCTGCCAGCCAACTCAGGCCGGAGCGTTGCCAATGAAGTCGAAGGACTCGGCATCGTTTCTCATCTCTTTCTCCCCGAAATTGAATCACGAAACTGGTTGTATAAAAAAGCCACCCGGCTTCAGTGGCCACATCCACCGGGCAGCGTCGGGGAACTCGTTAGGTGGCAGCGGTATCGCCATGCGCACCATAAAGAACTTCAATGATGTCACCATCTGCGCCAGCTGCTTCGAGAGCAGTTCCAATCTGGAACGCAGTAGCTTGTGCAGTGTCCTGCACTTTGCCAGCCGCTTCGGTGTAAAGGACAGCTCCAATTGCACACGCTTCGTTTGCAATCATCTTGTGAGTGCCGCCAGCAGTACGAAGCTTGACGGTTACAGCTTCACCAGCCGCAAACGTCTGGCGAGTTGCCGTTCCGACATCTTTGTCTGTCAAACCTGCGATGGTTACTCGGCCATCGCTGTCAAGTTTGACTCGAGAATAAATCGGGATCGCTTCGTCACATACGAAAGTCCGGTATCCCGCATCGTTGTATTGACTCATGTTCTATCTAATCCTTACTGGAATGAATTCTGTTTGTTTCTTACACACCTGGAAGGTCAAGCTTTACGCTCGACGACGGCGACGATTTCGAGCAGCCTTGGCATTAACAGCCGCTTGCATTCGCTTCAACAAGACTGGGTTCTTCTTTGCGACAACAGATGTTGCCTTCATGCGATCGCCTCCATTGAGACGTGCTTGCTTGTCAACGAGAGCATTCCAACGAGCGACGGTTTCTTCGTCTTCTTCCATGGAGGGTTCTTCTTCATCACCCTCGGCCATTTCTTCTTCGTCTTCTTCCATGTACTCTTCGTCTTCGGCCATGTCGTCTTTCTTCTCTTCCGACTTGGCTCGCAGTGCGAGAGCTTTGTGGCCCGGTTTAGCCTTGGCTTGCTTGGCTGCGTCCTCGGCTCGCTTGTTGGCCGCTTCAACCTCGGCTTGCAGAAGTTCGCAATAGGACTCTTGGCACTGAGCCAAGGTGTATCCTGAGCGAACCCAAGCGAGCTTCATGTCAGCGCTAGCCTTGGCGAACTTGGCATCGATTTCCGCAAGCGTTGCTGGCTTCGCGGTGTTCTCAGCACTCATATCAATCTCCTCTTGTTGAGACACCGGCGAACCCGGTGCAGAAACGGAACTGGAAAAGCGTTCAAAGAACTCATCGAACGCGGAAACGTCATCGATCAACCCAAGACCTTTTGCCTCAGATGCAATGTGCACTCGGCCGTCTGCGAGCTTGGAAACTTCGCTCATTTGCATTCCGCGACCAACCGAAACGGCATCGAGGAAAAATGTATTGAGGGCTCGCACCTGATTGTTCAACTCTTGAAGGTAGTCGTCTGTTACCTCGGTGCCAGGCGTTCCCATGCCTTTGAACTCGCCAGCACGAACAACGTGAATCTTGAATCCCTCTTTTTCGGCCGCTTTGCTGGAATCTGCGACGACACAGTACGTGCCGATGGAACCTACCAGGGCAGTAGAATTCGCTTCGATTCGCGTGCATTGCGATGCAACCCAGTAGGCAGCACTCGCCGTGAGGTCGTTGCAATACGCCCATACTGGCTTTTTCGTTTTCGCGACCGCGATCGCATCGGCTAGTTCTTTCGTTCCTGCGACCGTTCCGCCAGGCGAGTCGATTCGCATAACGATCCCGCGAATGTTCTCATCGGAGGCCATGCGAGTCAGGACACGACGAACCATCACGCTGGAGCAGGAGCTCGAAAAGCTGGAAGCGTGCTTCATCATGCTTCCCTCGATATTGATCACACCGATACCGTCTTCGGTTGTCGAAAACATGTCCTCGGCACGCTCAATCGCTTCAGCTCGGTTCTGTTCCGTGTTGGCCAAATGCACCGTCAGGTTCAAAGCTTCCAGCTGTTCACGGATTGCATGAAAGTTTGGCTCGTGCATCGCCCAAGCACCCACCCAGCAATCAAAGTGAGGAATTGCATTCCTGTTGACGTTAAGCGTCAGATCCATTTGTGTCTCCCGTCAGTTGAGGCTTTGTATCTGCCGCCGTTGTCACCATCAGCTTGAGACCGTTAGGAATTGGCAAGTTCAGTAACTCACGCCAGTGCAATGGAGGATCGAGGTTAAATTCAGCCGTGATCTTGTCCGCCTCTCGAATCGCCTGCTTGATTGCATAGGAAATGTCATTGATCGTTTGATCGACTTCCTCTTCCCAGTCTTGCGATTCCTCGCCGTGAATTCGGCTTGGACTTGCGAGCATGTTTGCTTGCCGAACAACCTTTGCCGTCGCGTCCTCGACTGGCTGAATGTATGGCCATCGAGGCATTCGCCATCGGTGATTGAAAATCGCATCGCCTACCTTTTGGTAAGCTGCAGCGACTTCTGGATCTGAAGCGATTAGCCAATGAACTCGCCATGTATAAATCGGCTTGTGCCATTTGTCGCGAAACTGCTTCTGTGTTCGCTTAAAGCCTTTCTTGGCTTCCTCTACCGCAGCTCGCCATCCAGAAAAGTTTGTTTCGCTGGCGTCCATCATGCCCATGACGTATGGCAGACCAATGTTCAAAAAGAACATCGTCAGCAGCATCTTGGCATGCTCGAAGTAGTTGGTGTTCGGAATGTCTGGAGAGAAAGCCTCGATCTTTTCGCCAGGGTTTGGAGTCAAAGACGTACCAGGTGCAACCTGAGTAATCTCGACAGCAGAGCCATCGTTTTGTGTTCCCTGGGAGGTGGCCCCCAAAGCCTGCATCTTCGTAGGCATCACTGGAGGTACTGATTTGTCCCGTAACCTTTGAGCTACGATGCAGCTCAGTGCTTGAGCTTGCACAAGCTTCGCAAAATCGAGATCGTCAAACATGGCGATGCGTTGGAAGCATGGAGCCAGGCCGGTAACACCTCGAGTCGCCGTAGAACGATCGGAAACGAAGAAATGAAACAGAACACGGACGCCGTTTTTGTCTCTTACCTGGTAGGCAACCGACTTCTTTGATTGCGTCGTTTTGTAAGGATCCGTAGTCTCTGGCCGAATGTGATACCTGATTCTCTTCCGATACTCATTGATCTCGACCCCGTTGACGATGTTCTTCTCTTTGTTCCATCGGTTCTTTTGTGGATTTCTGCACTGGTGGGCTTCGAAAAGCTGAATTGCTCCGCTTTCCGTGCCGATCGCCATAATGTCGCCGTCTCGAATGCAAGAGATAACGGCGGTTTCCTCCATTTCGGACCATGACGCTTCTCCTGCGATATCGCAAAGATCTCGATTCGTGGTCCACTCGGTCCACTTTCGAAACATCAAGTCATTTACTTCTTTGTCACCGGTTTCAGGGCAAAGAGTAAAGCCATCTCCGACAATGTTTGTTGCAGCCTTTTCAATAGACTTACCGATGACCGTTGCGTTTCTGCAAAGGTCGCGAGCCATCTCAATCAGCTTTATATATTCCGACTCGCTTCGGATGTGGTAATCGGAACCACCACCAGAAGGGGCCAGGCCGCTACGTCGTCGAACGTAGTCAGAGTTACGCATGGCATCATAGTCTGACTTGAAGTCAAACATGCTCGCTGCCATGTTCTCATCAAACCGTCTACCTGGAGCCATGTCTAGCTCCTAATATCGAGATAGAAGATCCGCCGTTTTCTGCAGCTTGCCTGCTCGTGATAAACGAAGTGGCTTCGTCCAGCATTTGCTTGGCTTGAACCACACTGAGTGTGGTTGTGTACCCGCCAGGGGAAGTGGACTGCGCTGGATGCAGAATGAGAAACTTGCGAAGTGCAGTCGCGAACAGCTTGGCTTTGCTCAAGGAAAGTTCCTCGGCGTAGCCAGCGTTCTCGAGAATCGTATCAATGACTGCATCGATTTCAGTTGCCATGCAATCACGATACAAATCTCGACGCAAAGGAAAATGCAAAATTGCACATTTCTTTAATGATCAGACGAAAGCAAATAAACATCCAGCTTGCAATTATTTAATAACTTCAAAAGTGTTAATAAATAATTACAGGTTAAACGAAAGCCGCAGATTGCTTGGTTACCTCGCATGGATACTATCGATGATGTATTGAATGTCAATCGAAAGTTTTTAACTCAGGGGAAACCATGTACAACTTCCAACCTCGCTTTCCGCTCGATCACGTTCTAGCTCTCGTTCGCAATGTCCGATCCGGAGAATACGACCGAGGTGACAATCTTTTGTTGATCGGTGCCATCACTGGGGAGATTGGTGCACTTCTCAAGTCCGGCAGCTTGATCGGTATCGCTTCGGACGTAGAAGCACCTGCGACGATCGATGGTTGCTTGCTCGCTTTGGAAGGTCTGGAGGCTCTAGAAGCTGGAGTGCTTTCAGATGCTTCGTTCGATCCGACTCCTTACATCCCGAACCTTCTCAAGCTGATCGAGCTGTGGTTGTCTCGTCGCGGCTAGTCGTCGTCGTTCTGTCTCATTTCTTTTTTCGAGGTTGATGCGATGTCGGAGCCGATCTACACAATACCGCCGGATACTGTAGTCCATGACGAACTCATGGTTGCACAAAACGGGATTCCATGGACTCTTAAGCCAGAGATCATGAAGCCGATTTGGGATGCTGGCGTAAATGGCCAAGGCTGCATCTGCATCAACCTCGACACAGGGTATCGCAAGCATGTTGACTTACCTGAACCAGTTGCGTCCAGAAACTTCACCGGTGGCTCAGCGTCAGACGTTACTGACCGCCATGGCCACGGAAATCACACAATTGGATCCGCGGTCGGGAGAAACGGTATCGGCGGAGCTCCCGCGGCCCAACTCAAAGTTGGAAAGGTGCTTGGAGACGGTGGTTCGGGCGGCAACACAGCCTCTGGCCTTGAATGGGCAGCAGCTGAAACGGGAGACGTTGTATCCTGCAGCTGGGGAGCCAACACCACAAGCGTTGATTCACGGACGACAAGGGCACTGCAGTCCCTAGAAGCTTCTGGAAAATGGATTGTATTTGCTGCAGGAAATGCAGGGTACAACGGTAGAAATACTGTTGGTTCGCCTGCTTCTTCGGTTCACTGCATGGCCGTCTCTTCCATCAATTCAGACGGTACGCTGAGCGGTTTCTCTTCTGGTGGCCCTCGTGTAGACCTTGCGGCTGGTGGTGGAATGATCATCAGTGCGGGTCTCAACAATAATCGCGTTGTCATGTCTGGTACATCGATGGCAACACCAACAGCAGCGGGCGCCCTGCTTCTCCTGCGGCAAGTAATGAAGGCTCTCGGGATGTCCGTCTACATGGACTCTCGAGGACTCGTGAAGTTCCTGTCATCGGAGCAATTCTTGAAGGATGCCGGTGCTACCGGTCGCGATCCAATGTACGGCGATGGAATCATCACTGTGCAAAACATTCTGAACTGGATTCAAGCACAACGACCGGAGTTTGCATAATGCAGAGCCTATTTTTGTTCCTGTTGGTCTGCTTCCAGATTGACCTGCCAGGGAGTGAATCGATCGCGCAACAGCAAGTTACTTTCTTGACGGCCAGCAAAGCTGAAGTCACCGAGCAAGATGGCAAAGCTGTTATCTTGGCCGAAGATCTGTCGAAAGAGGTTTCCTACGGTGTCTTGGTCAAGATCGAAGCACCAGTGAAGTGGATCGAGATTCATCCAGTCGAAAAGCCTTTTCCACCGATCATTCAAACACCGTTTCGAGACAAGACGTTTTTGATTCGCGGTAACCAGGGCCAAAAATTCTACGTGTCAGGCCGTGGTACCGATGTTCCTTTTTGGTTTGACGTCTCGATCGACCCTCGCGCGCCGCAACCTCCTCCAGTCGATCCGAATCCTCCAGTTGATCCAGTACCGCCGGATTCTCTTGGGAAGATTGAAAAGATTAGCCGAGACGGTGCAGCTCCTGTCACTTATACACATATGACGCAGCCGACGAACTACACTGTGTT